TGCGCGCATATTCGAGGAGTTCAGGGCCGCTTGCCCTGAACATTGCCTGATGGCTGGCTTTCCGGTTGTCAACGCTGGCAACTACGAGCTACAAATTGACACGGGATTTGTTGTTGACGCATTCACTTTGGATGATGCTTTAAAAGGAATTTTGGATGGCCCAATTTATGTGCTTGATGGAACAACCAATTTTGCATCAGTAATTGAATCAACACAATCAGTCAGCGTTAAGCGCGGTCGCCGCGACATTGGCGACACATTCAGCGCAGGAACAATGTCGTTTGAAATTCTCGATGTCTCAGGGATTTTTAATCCGTTTGATGAAAACAGTCCATTTTATGACAGCAACCAAAACGTGCCGGGGCTTGCCCCAATGCGCGAAGTGAAACTAATTCGATACGACAACGCCGACAATCCAGAACTGCTTTTTCGCGGTTTTGTTATCAATTATGACTACAACTTTGCATTAGGGGGTTTGGACACGGTCACTGTGTATTGCGCGGATCAGTTTTATTTGCTGTCGCAAACCTATTTAGACGAATTCAACCCATCGCCAGAAACATCAGGGCAACGACTGGAAACCGTTTTAAGCCTGCCTGAAGTAGATTTCCCTACTGGCGCAAGCCGTGACATTGCAACAGGAACAGTCAACCTTGGCCATGATTCGGCGTACACGGTTGCAGCTGGAACAAACGTGCTGTCGTATGTTTCGCAGGTAAACGACACAGCAGAATTCGGGCGCGTGTTCATGTCGCGTGGCGGCGTGTTCACATTCCAAGAACGAATCGGTGCAACGCTTTCAGCCCCTGTTGCCGACTTCCACGACGACGGAACAAACATCCCCTATTACGGCTTGGGCATATCTTTTGAAGCCGATGCGGTGGTCAACAGATCTGTGGTCACAGCCCTAGACGGAAAAACATCAACAGCCGACGACCCAACGTCAATCGCCACATATTTCATTCAAACGTCAAGCATCACAAACAGCCTGTTACACGAACAAACAGCCATTGACACAGCCGCTTCATACCTGCTTAACGGCGATCCTGAACCACGGTTTACATCCGTTGAAACAGCGTTCATGGCATTAACAACCGCACAGCGCGACACGGTAGCGGTTATCGACATTGGGAATACGGTCACTATTCAAAAGACTTTCCCTAGTGGTACTGGCACAACCCAACTTGCCCAAGAACTATCCGTTGAAGGCATCGAGCATTATCTGAATTTAAGTTCAGGACACAGGGTTTTAATCAGTACTGCGCCTACGACGGTTATCTATGAACTAATTTTGGATGACGCGCAATATGGCACACTAGATTCCCTTAATGCTTTAGGATAGGAGCACTATGCCGATTACCACATACACCGCAGGACAGGTCTTGACCGCTGCATCGCTTAATTCCAACTTCTCTGCAGCTGGTGGTCTGCAATTCATCAAAGCACAAACCATCGGAACAGGCGTATCGTCAGTCACCGTGACTGGCGCTTTCAGCGCAACATATGACACTTATTTAGTGATTGTTTCGGGTGGTGTTGCTAGTGGCAATCTTGCCTTAAACCTAACTTTAGGTGCAACAGCAACTGGATATTATTGGGTAGGCGGTAGCCAACAGTACGGTTCTACAGCAATAAACGGCTCATTTATTAATAACGGTGCTTCTTTTGAAAGTGTCGTTTACTGTTCAACAAATGCGCTTTCCGGCCAATGCGTTATAGATAACCCTTTTGCAACAAAACGAACAATGGTGCGCTATGAAGCAACGGGAAGCAGCACTACCTATTTCAGAAACCAAGCGCAAGGTTTTCTTGATAACGCAACTAGTTATACCGCGTTAACTTTGACAACATCAACTGGAACAATAACTGGCGGAACAATCCGGGTTTACGGTTATGCCAACAGCTAGGAAATCAACAATGACTTATATGGTGCAAATAGACGATTTGGTGCGCGAAGCAACACCAGAAGAAGCTGCCCAAATAGAATTAGAACAAAACGCGCCGAACCCTGCTGATGTTGTCAAAGTAAACGCGGTGTAACTAGTTGCGTTATCAAGAAAACCCTGCGCTTGGTTTCTAAAATAGGTAGTGCTGCTACCCGTTGCTTCGTAGCGGACCATTGTTCGTTTAGTTGCAAAAGGATTATCTATAACGCATTGCCCCGATAGCGCATTTGTTGAAGCGTAAACAACTGATGCAAAAGAGGCACCGTTATTAACAAATGTGCTATTCAATGTTGTAGACCCGTATTGTTGGGAACTTCCTAACCAATAATAGCCAGTCGTAGTTGAACCTAAAGTAAGGACTAATGAAGTGTCCGCACTAGCAACACCACCCGAAACGATCACTAAATAATTGTCATACGTTGCACTAAACGCGCCCGTAACGGTGACAGCCGAAACACCCGAACCAATAGTTTGTGCTTTGATGAATTGAAGTCCGCCAGCTGCAGAAAAGTTGGCATTTAACGACGCTGCGGTTAAGACTTCTCCGGCGGTGTATGTGGTGAGTGGCATAGTGCTTCTTATCCTAAAACATTCAGCAGGCCAACGCAGCTGGCGCAATCTATGACCATGCCGGGCGCAACACGCAGGGCATGTTTGTAACAAACCTAGAAGCACAATCTGACGTAGGCGGCCAGCCTCGAGCCATTGACAAAGCAGTTACTAATAACCGTGAGGCAGTAGAAGCCAAAGTAGAGTTAGTAATTAACGACGTTGCCCGGCGCACCAATATGAAATTAGGTTTTAACCGTGGCAATTAACATACCGATTATTTCGAGCCTTGACGGTACCGGGTTTGCTAAGGCCATCACCCAACTAAAGAAACTAGAAACCACGTCAGAGCGTGCCGGGTTCATTGCGGGTAAAGCGTTTGTACCTGCCCTTGCTGCCATGGGTGCCCTTACCGCTGCCGCTGGTTACAGCGTTAAAGCCGCCATAGAGGACAGCGCCGCGCAAGCCCAACTAGCAAAAACATTGCAAAACGTCGTAGGTGCAACCGACGCACAAATTAGCGCTACCGAAAAGTCAATTAGTTCTATGGCTATGGCTACCGGTGTTGCTGACGATCAGTTACGCCCCGCGCTTGCCTCATTGGTTTTAGGTACACAAGACCTGGCAACCGCTAACGATGCACTCACGTTGGCCCTCGACGTTTCAGCCGGCACAGGTGCAGACCTAGCCACCGTTAGCGATGCGTTAAGTAAAGCGTATGGCGGGAACTATAAAGCGTTACGCCAGTTATCGCCTCAGTTGTACTCAATGATTAAAGACGGTGCCAGCCTCGATGAGGTTATGGCTGAATTGTCGCGCACGTTTGGCGGCTCGGCAGCCGTTGCAGCGAACACAGCAGAGGGCAAATTTAAGCGCTTAAACGTTGCGCTAAGTGAAGCAGCCGAAGCAATCGGGTTGGCTATCCTGCCAGCCGTAGAAGCCGTACTGCCATACCTAATAAATTTTGGTAATTGGGCGCAAGACCACGTAGGTACCCTCATGGCTGTAGGCACCGCCATTGCTGCTATTGCTACCGCGCTTATCGGATTTAAGGCCGCGCAAGTAATTGCTAACGCGGTGACCGTGGTAACCACCGCGCTTAACTGGTCACTCGCTGCCTCAGCTGCAGCCGCTAACACCGCGCTAACCATTGGCGTTGGTGCTGCCGCTATTGCTGCCGGGCTGGTAGTTGCAGCGGGCGCGTTCATGGCGTTTAAGGCTGCAACCAAAACCAGCGTAGAAACCATTAAACCGTTTGGCCCGCAACTCAGCGAAATAAATAACGGCCTTGGCCCACTACCTGACCAACTAGAAAAAACAGGTGGCGCTGCTAAGAACATGGCAGACAAAGTAAAAGAAGCCGCCGACGCATTAAAGAAGTATTTAGAAGCCGCGCTAGCCGATGCACAAAAACAATTACTAGATGCCCAAACAGCGTTTAGTGATTTCGCTACTGAGGTAAGCGACAGCATTAAAGATGCGTTTAGTTTTGCTGACGCTAAAGAGGCTGGCGATGAAACAGGCCAAGGGTTTTTACAAGGTTTGCGCGATCAGGTAGCAGGAATTGTTAAGTATGGCAAAGACGTTAAAACGCTATTGGAAATGGGCCTTAGCCAACAGGCATTACAGGCCGTGCTCGAGGCTGGTGGGGAAAGTGGCGCGGCTATTGCAGCCGAACTGATCGCCGGCGGTGTTGGCGCTATAAAAGAAACTAACGATCTAGTCATGGCTGCCGACAATGCAGCTGCAACGATTGGCCAGCAGGCTGCAGCGCAATGGTTCCAAGCCGGTGTAGATAACGCACAGTCATATTTGCAGGGTGTCGAGGCTGCATTTGATGAAGCCCAAAAACGATTAAAGAAAAAGGGCCTTAAAATTGCAGACATTAAAGGCATTAGCGCGGGGTTCAGCGAAGCAATTACACGGCCACCGGTACCGTCGGTTACCCCTATTACAACGGGTGGCAGCCTAGGTTTGGCGGGGCAATCGGGTGACATAACTATTAACTTGTCTACCCTTGTGCCAAACGCAAGCGCCGGGGAAGCAATCGTAAACGCTATACGTGCATACAACAGGGCGGCAGGCCCGGCAAATATCGCGGTTTCATAATGGCCACCTCGGTAGTAGCCAGCGGTAACTATGAACTATTTATAGATACAGGGTTTATGCTCAATGCGTTTACCCTAGACGATGCAACACGGGGCATATTAAACGGCACAGAATACGTTTTAGATGGCGTAACACAGTTTGCCCCAATGATGCAATACAGCAAAAGCATTAGCGTTAATCGTGGGCGCCGCGACATCGGTGACCAGTTCAGCGCCGGCACCATGACGTTTACGTTAGATGACACGCTGGCAGGTGGCATATTAAACCCGCTGTACTCAAGCAGTCCGTATGTAGACCCGGCAGGGCAGTTTACGCTTGCGCCGTTACGCCGTATTTCGTTTGGCCGTTACAACAGCACTAATACGTTTGTCGAATTGTTTGCTGGTCAAATTGTTAATTATGACTATTCGTATGAATTGGGCGCTAATAACATCGTTACGGTTTATTGCGCTGACGATTTCTATTTACTTGCTCAAACCTCAATGGGGGAATTTAACGTAACCGAGGAATTAAGCAGCGCCCGTTTATCGGCTGTACTTGACTTACCCGAAGTTGCCTACCCGGCAGCCAGCCGAAACATCGCTACAGGTTCCCAAACCCTAGGTGGTGCAGCCGCTTACACCGTTGCTGAGGGCACCAACGTAAAGGCTTACATAGACCAAATACAAACCGCCGAGCAGGGCCGTATTTTTATGGCACGCAACGGGGTGCTTAATTTTGATGCTCGACTAGGTAGTACCTTAAGTGGAAGCGTTGCCGATTTTCACGATGACGGCACCCAAATTCCCTACAACAATTTAAGCATTTCCTATAACGCCGATCAGGTGGTAAACCGCGCCAGCGTGCAACACCTAGGCGCAACCAGCCCAGAAGTAGCAAACGATACGGCCAGCCAAACCAAATACCTAATACAAACCGTAAGCATCACCGACAGCCTGCTACATAACGACAGCGCAGCTGCAGACCTAGCAGACTATTTGCTAGTGGGCGAACCAGTAGCCACGTTTACCGGGGTGCAAACCGATTACCCAATGCTCACTAACGCCCAACGCGACACCCTAGCCACCGTAGATATTGGCGATACGATCACCATAACTAACACCATTGCTGGCGGTGAAGTAGCCCAGGAACTTAGCGTAGAGGGCATAGAGCACCGCATAGATTTTGTTACCGGGCATCGCGTCACCTATTACACGGCAAGCACCTTAATTGTCTATGAACTGATACTCGATAACCCGATATATGGCACACTCGATAGCACAAACGCATTAGGCTAGGACCATGGCAGTACGCGAAACGTTTACAAGTGGGCAGGTTTTAACCGCATCCGAGTGCTCCAATTTGGCGCTAGCAATGATCGCATTAAACGCGCAAACCGGCACAAGTTATACAACAGTTTTGGCAGACGATGGCAAACTAATTACTTGCGATAACGCGTCAGCAATTACCTTAACTATTCCACCAAACGGAACCGTAGCCTATGGCATCGGCACGCAGTTAAACATCATGCAACTAGGTGCAGGCCAAGTAACGATAACCCCGGGTGCTGGCGTCACGATCAGATCAGCAGGTAGCAAACTAAAAACCAGCGCACAATACGCAGTAGCAACATGCGTAAAAATTGCGTCGGATACTTGGGTAGCCGTCGGCAACTTAACGGCATAAGCCATGCAAATTTTGGCTGGCGTAGGCGCCTCAAACCCGGTTACCTCGGTTGAGTATTTGCTCATATCCGGTGGCGGTGGCGGTGGCGGTGGTACCGCTGGCGGTGGTGGCGCGGGTGGATATAAAACCGCTACTGGTATGTCAGTTACACCCGGCGTTAGTTACACGGTAACCATCGGCGGCGGCGGTGCAAAGGGCACAGGTTTTGTTAGCGGTAGTTCGGGTACCTCATCATCGTTTAACTCAATATCTACAACTGGCGGTGGTGGCGGTGGAACTAACAACACGGCAGGTATTAACGGTGGTTCGGGTGGCGGTGGTGGTGCATCATCGGGAACCATTAGAGCAGGTGGTACCGGCGTAGCGGGTGAAGGTTTTGCTGGTGGTACAACATCTGCAACATCATCTAACGCTGGTTCGGGTGGTGGTGGTTCGGCTGCAGTTGGCGGTAACTCATCTTCTGGTGTAGGTGGTACTGGTGGAACTGCAACCAGCAGTTCAATTACTGGCACGTCAGTTGCGCGAGCAGGCGGCGGCGGTGGTGGTGCATTTGGTACGCAAGGTACTGGCGGCGGCGGTGGCGCAACCAACGGCGATAGCAACACAAACGCAACGGCTAACACAGGTTCGGGCGGTGGTGGTTCGGGTAACAACAACTCAACGGGTGGTAACGGTGGTTCGGGTGTTGTAATTATTAGGTATTCTGATGCGTTTGATACCGCGTTTGCTACAACTGGCTCACCTACATACACGCGCACGGGCGGTTTTAACATTTATGTATTTACGGGCACGGGAAGCATTACGTTTTAATGGCACATTTTGCACAAATTGACGAAACCAACACGGTTATACGCGTAGACGTAATTAACAATTCTGCCATAGACGATCTACCGTTTCCGGAAAGCGAGCCAGTAGGCCAAGCGTTTTTAGCCTCATTAGGCATTACTGGCACATGGTTACAAACGTCGTACAGCGGTTCATTTAGAAACACTTACGCCGGCATCGGTTTTGTTTATGACGCCACCGTAGGCGAATACGGCGAGTTTTACGACCCACGACCACCGACACCACCGACGGCATGAAATGGCGTTATATAATCGCTTACGCTTTACTTATCGGCGTAGTTATGTGGGGTTGTAGTGGTTGCACAGTTTCTAAAACGAATATCGAGTACCAATGTTTTACTAAGGCAGCCTGTGATTAAAACACCCGAACAGCATCACGCCGCACTAATTGTATTTGTAGGCAGGCTTATGGCCCTGTGCTTTACCTTTACCGTTATGGCGTTTATCTACGGCATTTTGTTTGTAGATCAGCCAACCGAACAGGCACCAACTGACGCGCAACTAATTGACCTATTAAGCACGTTGCTGGTTTTCCTTACTGGCACACTTAGCGGGCTGGTTGCGTCTAACGGCCTTAAGAGTAAGCCGGGCGCTAATGCACCCACCGATTAAAAAACTGGTTTTACCAACCAACCTGGCACATGTGAAGCCGGGTGAACTACCCGCCAGCCTGCTGGTAGACGTTAAGCCGTTTGGCAAATTGCACCCGTTGGCAGCGAACGCATACAACGCGGTTAGAGCTGCCGCATTTGCTGAGGGCATTAAACAGTTCAGACCAACTAGCGCGGGTGATACATACCGCAGCATTGCATTACAACGCCAAGGGTTTTTAGCGCGTTACCAACTAGCACCCATTGACGGTGTTAAACCTCGAGTGTACGAAAACAAAAACTATTACCTAAAGCCGGGCAATGCGCCAATGGCGGTACCCGGTACGAGCCGGCATAACCTCGGTTTGGCCTGTGATTTTGCGAACATGTCGGGCGCCACGTTTGAGTTTATGTGTGAGGTTGGCCCTAAGTTTGGTTGGTCACTTGAGGTAATGCCAGCAGAGCCGT